TCGTTGGCGGAACAGTAGACAATGGATTCACAGATGTGCAGAGCATCTTTGATGATATCGTTGTTGGCAACATAGGTCAGCGTGAGCGCGGTATAGCAGCGCAGCAGCAGACAGAACCTGCAGCACGTCAGTCTCGCATCTTCGCAACAGAAGAAGAGATCAAGCCACTACAAGAAATCAGAATGCCGATTAACGTAGCGGCACCTAACGATCAGGTTCGTGCGGATATACAACGTATGACCAATCAGAACCGCCCAGTTGTTAAGCGTCTGATCAAGCGTATTGATGACAGGTTTGGCACTAAGTCTGGTGACAACGCCAAAGACTTATCAAAGGTAACACAGAAGGCTCGTCGTCCTTCTATCCTAGCAACAAAGCCTTGGCATGATGTATCACACATTCGGGATAGCTATCGCTTCAAGACAGTCATCCCAGACTTCCGCGATGTACCTGCCATATTTAACGAGCTTCTAGCTGAGGGCATTGAGTTAGTTAAGATCGACACAGGCAAGTTGTTTAGACCAAAGGAATGGGGATGGCGCATCATTGCGTTTGATTTACGCATGCCAAATGGTCAGCTTGTGGAATGGTATCTGCCACTGCAAGAGCTTGAGGTTGAGAAGAAGTCTCGCGGTCACCTGATCTTTGAAGAGTGGCGCAACAAGACACAAGAAGAGTTGTCAGCGCAGCGTGATGATTACTTCAATGCTATCGCTCGTAGTTATAGAAACTACAACGATGCATTCAACGCTGCACTAGATCGTATGAATGTATCTGCTCAGGAAGCTGAGGCTTCTTGGAGAAGTGCTGAAAGCTCATTGCTTGATGCTGCGCGGAATGCACGTAGATCATCAGGCGTTGGTATCTCTTCAGCAGCTACATCACCAGAAGGCATTATCACTCCTTCAGAAGTCCGTACTGATGTCGAGCCATCAGAGTTAAAGATTAGTGCGCGAGAGGAGCCATCCTCTATCAGTGCAAAAGGTTCTGCCATCTTATCTACCTCCGATGACTATGTTACAGATGTGCCAGTTGAAGAACAAGTTAAGTTCTCAAGACTGCCTCGCTCCTCTAGTGTATCAGGTTTGCAGAACTTTATCAGGAATAATCCTGAAGGTTTCACCATTGATCCTGTCACTATGGAACCTGCATCTGGCGGGTTCGTTGTTGCACCTCTCAAGGAAGCAGAAATAATTGTCGGAGAGACCTTGCCAGAAGAGGTACTATTAGGCTATATAGAGGATAATAAGGATATTTCTGCCGCTGTCAATAAGCCAGTCTACCTTGGTGGGTGGTTCGATAGTGACTCTCAGCAATACTTCTTAGACAACACTCTTATACTGCCGACTGCAGAAGAAGCATTGTATATCGCTGAGGCTGCAGACCAACTGGCTATCTTTGACCTGAACAATTTTGAGGAGATCAGGACTAATGAAGGAATCAGAAGACTCCAAGAAAGTGGTGCTTACAGAGGTGACACCGCAATCGGATACCAAAGAAACCTTGCTGAAGTTGGTCGCCGCTTTGCGGAAGCAAGGGATAACCGTAACGCCCGCCAAAAAGAACAGCTTACTAGAGGAGTAGAGGGCTTTAGGCAATCACGCCTATCTCTACCCCTGACTGATGAACAACGTGCTGCAAGTATTCTGGATTATCTAGACCCGAATACTGGTCAGCCTAAGTTCAAGAACAAGCAAGGATCAGAAACCCTTGTAAGTTTTGCCAACAAGCTGCTTGAGCTTCGAGGCACTCGTCCATACGACATCGTCAACTCAGAGCAAGACCGTGAAGAGGTCGCTCGTATCATGGCTGCAGAGGCAGAAGCTGCCCTGCTATCAAGCAGTGATGCTATCGGTTGGTACGATGCAAAGTTAAAGTTAGCAAAACAAATTCTCTTCCCGGTATACCCGGAGGTTTCTCGTTTTCGTCCCGATGGAACAGAGAATGCACTGTATGACCCTGCATCTGAGCATGCATTTGACTACGCAACAGCCGTCACCTCAAACGGTTTGTCAGTAATCGACAATTACCTGCTGGCATCTCGCCAGTATGATGCATGGAAGAACAGCCAAGACGGAAGGTTCCCATTGTCTTCCTCTGGCAAGCAGGGTCAGTCCATGATCAAGGCATGGGAGTTCTGGAATGCACTCACTGACCTTGGATATGACTCAAACCAGATCAACGAACTGCTTACAATGCAGATGCGTAAGGGTGATCTTGCAACACTGATGACAGACGTGTTCGGTGTAGAACGTGTCAAAGACCTTCCGTTCAAGATTGACGGCAAGGAACTAGCCGATGAGATCGTCGGAGTTGCTTATGTTATCGGGCCAAAGATTGGTAACGGTTTTTATCAGAACCTTCGTGGTAACTTTAATCCACTTACGATGGATCGTTGGTGGATGCGCTTTGTCAATCGTATCACGGGTAACCCAACGGTTAACTACCGTGATGAACTTGTTCAGGAGAACAAAGACAAGCTATGGGAGCTTATCTCAAATCCAGATCGCCTGACAAATACAGATAAGAAGTTACTTGTAGATACAGTGGAGTCACTGGATATCGCTACGATTGAGAAAAGTGATATTGAACTTATTGCTCCACAGGTACAGAAAATCTGGGACAAGAACTTCTACAACAAAGCATTCAATGACAAGCTAGATGAGCTTGCTGACCAGTATGATTTCGTCGTTACATCTGGCGGCACTATCACTGGTCGTGATGCTGCCAAGGTTAAGAAACTAGCACAGGAAGCACGTCCTAAATCTACAGACTTGGCACTAGCAGCTAAGAACCTAGCAGGTAAGCTGAAGCCAGAACTACAAGAAGACCCACGTAACGCTCGTGAGCGTTCAGCTATGAGAGCGGCAGCTAACCGTGCAAGAGAGATACTGCGACAGAGCAATCAGATCGGTGCCGATCTAACTAACGCAGACTTCCAAGCTCTTATGTGGTATGCAGAGAAGCGTATCTTCGAGGCTGGTGGTGTTCGGAAAGGTCGTGGTGATGACAACGACTACGCTGATGGCGCGATTGCCATCCTCAAAAACAAAGGTGTAAGCGATGACAAAATCAAAGCCACACTCCCCGATTCAGAGCGAGGACGGATCAGTGGTGTCCAATCTCAGCTCGACAGAGATTCTGAAATTGGCAGAGAGATTGATGCGATACAACGAGGCCCAGAAGAAGGGAACTTCTTCGCCCCAAGAGAGCTAACTCTTCTTGATGGGTCTATGGCTGCGCAAGAGCAGCTTACTACTCAGCAGCAACGTGACACGGCGGGTGACCTTGCAGGTCTTGAGGTTGATCCACAACTACCACCTCAAAGGTATTCCAGAATTGTACCAGCAGAGGCTCTCGTTCCTGTACGTGCGCCAGTAAACTTGAGAGATGGCTCGCCAAATCCTGTCTATGGATACTTCATGGATCGTGGCAGACTGCGTCCTATCGTTCTGCCAAAGGGTTCACACAAGACATATGAGAGCGGTGTAGAAGTTGGTCAGGGTCTGTTCCATATTCAGCAGCGCAACCATGACAAGGAACTTGTAGAGAACTCTAAGTACAAGCGTGTAGAGAATGCCATCTATGATCTACTACGCCGTTGGCAAGACCAAGGATACGATGACGGAGAATCCGTGATCTCCTACCCAAGTCAGGGCGGCATCGTACTTGAGTGGCGTGACAACCTAGCATTCAAGGCACCACCAATGCGTCTTGTATTGCAGTCAGGTCGTGATCTACCAAATGCACCTGCCAAGGATGTATTCTATGTTAAGACATTCTTCCCAATCCTAGAGAAGAAGGCTCGTAAGGTCGCACCTGTTCGTGCATCTCGTTTGTTCAGCGCATTGCCACAAGAGATTGAGAACAAGAAGTACGATCTGAACTACGCTCGTGCAGCCGACACTGTCGCCAAGGGTCTTGGGTTTGTTCTGCCAAAGCAGAAAGCTCAGACGGCAGCGGACACAATCATCCGCAAGTTCCAAGACAACATGCTGCCAGTTGGTCGCATGATCCAAGAGCTAAAGAACAAAGGTGCCACAATCACAGATGCGTTCGATCCCTACCTACAGGAAGAACTGTATCATGGTCGTGTTGGTGCTGAGATCGATAGCCGTGAAAACACAATCTATAAGGATGCAGTGAACGCAGTTAAAGGTGTTAACATTGCTCAGGGCAAGATCGATCAATTGAAAGCTCTGTCAGATAGAACGTCAGAGACAGGCGATGGCTTTGTTAAGAAAGCCCTTGATAGTTATCCAAGCAAGAAGCTCGCGGTGGTTGATGCTGTACTCTATGCGACACACGCCAAGGAACGTAACGCATTCATCAGACAACGAGACCCAGACAATACATCTGGTTCGGGTATGTCTGACGCAGAGGCAGATGCAATTTTAGGATGGGTCGCCACATTGGATGGCCCAAGCATCGCTGCATTGCGTGAGGTTCAGCAGTCTGTTCGTAGCATCGTTGGTAATACAAACGAAACTCGCAGGAACTATGGCCTAATCCCAGACGACATGCGCACTGATAAGAACTTCAATGCCTATGTCCCACTGCGTGGCAAGGTTGACATGCTTGAAGATGAGATGGATTACACTCGTCCCGCAGGCGGTGCGCCGTTTGGTGTACGTGGTAAAGAAGATCGTCGTGCGCTGGGCCGTTTTGATTATGCCACAGATATTCTGGCAACAGTGATTAACCAGAACCAGAACTCTGTTGTTCGTGGTGAACGCAACAAGGTTGGTCAGGCATTCATTGGATTGCTACGTGCAAACCCAGACAAGACCCGTGGCTTTGGTCGTATCCTAGACCGTATGCCAACACGCCGTGTATTGGATTCATCAGGCAAGGTTAGAGAAATACCTGATATGATGGCAGGCCAAGACCCGAATATCTTTGTTGCCAAAGAAAATGGGAAAGATGTATTCGTTGAGCTAGGTGATGTCCGTCTAGCAAACGCACTGAAAGGTGTAGATGGCACAGGCCCAAGCTCACTTGATACAATCAACCGTGCCTTGGGTAAGTTGAACAGATACCTGTCAAACATCAACACCTCGTATAACCCTGAGTTCTTCATCACCAACATCGTTCGCGATATTCAAACAGCAGGTATTAACGTGCAGCAGTTTGATGCTGATGGCATGGTGAAGAGCATCGCCAAGGATTACGGAAAGGCATTTGGCGGCATCAAGAGAGCCATTCGCAACGGTGATACAGATAGTGAGTGGGCAAAGATATATGCTGACTTCGTCCGTGATGGTGGACAGAACTCTGCCAACCCTATGAACAGTGTCGCTGATCAGATGGCAAACATCAGCAACTTGCTAGGTGATATTGCTGAAGACGGTGCGCGTGGCAAGTTCAACAAGATGAAGAACAGCTTCGTAGGTGAGAAGACCAAGTCACTCCTCAAGTTCCTAGAAGACTATAACACCGTGGCTGAAAACGCTGTACGTGTTGCTGTATACAAAGGACTCAAGGAAAAGGGGTTCTCCAACGAGAGAGCTGCACAGGCTGCGCGTAATGTGACTGTGAACTTTGGTAAGGGTGGTGAGATGAAAACTCTCATGAACTCATACTACCTGTTCTACAATGCATCTATCCAAGGTTCATTTGCACTTTTCAATGCGTTCTTAAAGTCGAGAAAGGTGCAAGCTCTTTGGGGTGGTTTGGTCGTTGCTGGTGTTATGCAAGATGCTCTCAATGCTATGTTGTCTGAAGAGGACGATGATGAGATCAAAATCTACGACAAGATACCTGACTACATCCTTGAACATAACTTAATTCTACCAACCTTTGGTATGGGTGATCGCTCTTACCTAGCTATACCTCTACCGTATGGTCTTAACATGGCAGTTAATGCAGGACGTGCTTTCACTCGTACACTTCGTGGTGAGTACTCTGCATCAGAGGGTGCCAACTCAATCATCATGACTGCGGTTGATGCTTTGAATCCAATCGGCGGCACTGAGAACATGGCAAACTTTTTAGCACCAACTGTGTTCGATCCATTCATTGAAATAATGCGCAATGAAAACTACGCAGGAGTGCCGATATATAAGCAGCAGTATCCGGGGGATCAATCGCCTGATAGCCAACGATACTTTAACAGCGTCAGCCCGTCAGCACGTTGGGTTACTGATAACCTGAACTCTCTGACAGGCGGCACTAGCGAGATGTCTGGCTTCGTTGATTGGAACCCAGAGATCATGGACTACTGGTTCGAGTATCTTACTGGTGGTATCGGGCGGTTCGTACAGCGTACAGCAGAGGCACCTGCTCGTATCTATACTGATGGGTTTGATGAGGACTTATCACGAGAGATACCGTTCGTTCGTAAGATTATCGGTAGCGTATCTGAGCGTGAGAACATCGGTCTGTTCGTTGAGAAGCGTGATCGTATCCTGAATGTAGGTCAGGAGATCAAGGCGGCACAAGAAGCAGGTGACCGCGCAAGGTTCTTGAGAGCCAGAGAGAAGTACTCTGAAGAGATCGCACTACTGCCACGCATCAAGGCTATCAACAATGCCATCAAAAAAATATCACGGCAGCAGAATGCCATCCGTGATAATGTAAATCTTCCTGATAGTCAGCGTCAGTTGCTACTGGATAGATTGGATGAGCAGAAGCAGATGCTATACGCTCGTGGCAACATGATGATGAAGGACTATCGATAAAGTTCAATTGAACATTACGAACCTGTTTGTTGGTATCAAGCCTATGGCTTCAATGTCGGATGGATCGTTGCGGCGATTCCATCCTTCACCGCTGAACTCAACCTCGCACTTCATATCAAGGTTGCAGTAACCAGTTCTGTCTGACCATTGAACCACGAACAAGCATGGTACATCGCACACGTTCTTTAGGTTCTGTGCCATGAGCAACTTGGTTAGTGATATGAAACAGGTTGGGTATTTGTCATATGGCACATTCCTATGCCGCATCTCAACGAATGCCTGTATCTTCTTGCCACGCAATGCAACGTAGTCAAACTGTGCGTACTTCATCTGACGCTGCATCTTACACTTCCACTTATCTTCTAGTAGAAGTGCAAGTTGTCTTTCGTTCTCTGCGTCAGCTTGGTTCTCGTATGTTGGCTTCATGTCTGTTATTTATCCACTCTAAAACTTCTGTATACTTCCAACGCTTAACACGCTCACTAAACACAATTGGGTTAGGGAAGTAGGTATCTTCTTTCATTATTTTTCTTACTGACTTGGGGTGCATAGATAGCATCGTAGCAACCCCATGTATGTCCATTAGCTTTTCTTCCATTGCCTAAAGTCCTCACGTAGTTTTTCGAACTTACTTCGGGCATCAGGATTATCTCTAAACTCTGACCGCGATGTGATGCCACAGTATTTTCGCACGGCTTCTACCGCCGCATTCTCTATTTTAAATGGGTCAACATCCTCTACTAACCCACAGTCATGCAGGTACTCGCCAAACTCTTGGTTGCGGCACAGTAGTCCTGCTGATGCAATCAGCCTTTCTATATGCTGATATTCTTCTCGTGTCTCTGGTTGATCTTCATCGTTCAATCTAACCATAGCCACCATGTATCTCGTGCCTACCCAGTCAGTGTGTAGTTCTGGTGGGCAGTCATTGGGGTGTACGTTGAGGCGTAGTATGATGCCGTTCCTGTCCTGAGACATGGACACCTTCACGGCCTCAAAGCCCATAGCTGCGTCCCTGATGCTACTCATATTGAGCTTTCTTCTTAGAGAATAGTTTCTGCAAGAAGTTCATGTCCGACTCAGTGAGGTCTATCTTAGTGACGTTCTGATCTACTGGTACTTGTTGCTGCTCTAACTTTTTAGCTTCATGTTCTGCCCAAAGTTTCTCAGCTTCTTTCTCTTCCCAGTACTTCCTGTCGTCTTCGGCTGACTTATAGTACTTGAGTACAAAGTTTTCTATGTCCCAAGATTTATAGACTTTGTTTGGCTCACCAGTTGGTGCAGTCCATTCTCCAGTTTCATAGTAGTATGAGTAGTAAGATTGTTTAGGATCACTCAAGTCTCTGCTCTTGTAGATCAAGACTCTGCTATCTTCAGGCAATACTTGATGAGTTATCTTCTTCTTTGTTAGGTAATCCTGAATGTACTCAACAGGTTGCTTCTTAAACTTCCGACCTTTAGATCGCGCATCAACATTGGGGAGATTGATATCAAGACTGTCGTCTAGAAAGTTGTCTACTTCAAAGTTATCGTCGAACAAAATAGTAGTATGGGTAGGCACCTCATCTCCAGACAGGGCATCGTCTATAGCGTTTCTTACCTCTAAGAACTTCTTCCTGATGTTGTCTTCTCTTCTGTCCAAAAAGATTGATACATATGATATAGATCGACCCTTTAGAAGAAACCTTATAGCTCTACCTAGATCACTGTCTGAGTATCTACCTTGTGATTTTGTCATTGTACTTACTCCAGTTTTTCTTAGCCCACTCCACAGGCTCAAGTCCATTTAAGTCCCACCATGTACGTTCATCTCCAAAGCGATGAAGTTCCATGTGACAGTCGTGACACAGAGGTACAGCCCAGTTATCTCCCGACCTCATACCTACACCACGTTCCCCAACATGCTGTAGGTGATGAGCCTCTGCGCCACGTCTGCACACTAAGCAGGGTGTACCCCGCAAAGTATTCAGATACTTCTCATCCCGAATGTTCTTATGTTTCGGAATGAGCATAGCTTAAAACGGTATCTCATCGTCCATTTCGTTGGACTGTTTGTTGTTCTGATGACCCGCAGGTGCTTGATAGTTGTCGCCGCTCTTGCGCTCTCTCAACAAGTCGCTGCGCAACGACAGAAATGGCTTGCCATTCTTGGATGTCTTTCTCCATCCGACTAGGTTCGCCTTTGGGTGTTCGACCCCTTCTTGCATTTGGTTCCATAGGTCAGTCACTACCTCACGATCTACCTCAAGGTTGCCAGTGTAGTCTGGCTGACGTTCGTTCTGCTTCCTGTCGTTCTGAAACAGGATGCCTGATGCGGGATATTGAGCCATTACTTCTTCTCCTTTGATAACTCTTCTTTCTTAGATTTGATTTTGTCAGCCACCGATTGATGGGCTGTACTGTTCTGCTCTTTGGCTAACTCGAACAGTTGCTTGTTCGCGTTATAGAACTTCTTCAATGTATCCATTGTCTTGATTGCATCCACCCAAGCACATGCAACATCTGCCCAACTGTCCCAATCATAGACAGCACGAGGCTCACGATCCTCTGGTTTGTAGGCACCTGAGTTAACCATGTAACCAAGAGGCTCCTCACTAGGCGGCTCAGGAGCTTTCTCTTGCTTCGTGGGGGTAGGCTTAGGTTTTTCCTTTACCTCACTCTGCCGCTCCTCTCCGCCGCTCTGAGGCAGGTCTTCACCCGCATAGATGTAGTGACCCAGACCGTGATAGCTGATTGCCTTGGCTAGTCCACGCTGAAATGCGGTGTTAACTGCGAATGCATCGGGGTTCTGGATCGCCTTGTTGCGGTAATCAAGAACAGGAAAAAGTTCAGTTGCACTAATTCCTTCGACAAGAACTGTGACCTCAACGTATGCGTAACCATTTTCATCTTTGATGTACGGCATGCCGTTAGGCTGTATATGTTTCTTGAATACAGCTTCGGGGTAGTGGTTCTTCAGAACTCCCCAAGCCCATGCCCACGATAGATACGTTAGGCCATTCTTCTTTTCCGTGTGATCGTTTACATCGATCTTAGATAGTGTTTCCCATACGGACATTACTTTCTCCATCCATTGTATTGTTCACAAAACTCTGCCACTCCGCAGTAGTTACCTTCGCATCGGGTCTTCTCGCCCTGACGATACTCAATCTCTAGCTTCTTATCGCTGCTATCGACATGCTCTTGAGCTTTCTCCACTGTATCCCACAGCTTCAATGCTCTCTTCTTCCCCGCTTCTTTCACGGCATACTGATCTGGCTTTGCCCACTGATCTTCAGTCGAGCAGAGAATGAACTGATCGTATAGATCGTAATCCATTTGCGCTGACTGATGTGCATCGATGCGCTCATAGATATAATCCTCACGTTCCTCTGCACTCCACAGGGGAAGGTCAACGATCACAACTGGTGACTGTGGGTACTCGCTGTCGAACTGTGCCTTGCGGCGTTGCCAATCTCTAAGGATGGCACAAATGCGCAGCTTGCTCACCTTGCTCTGACGGTTGGCACCTGCCAAAGAGTTCTCGACCAACCAAGCGTAACAGTTTTGCTGACGCTCCCATTCTTTCTTGCCAAGGATCACAGACCAAGCGGACGTAACCTTATAGTCCGTGATCTGAACGGTGCCATCAGGTAAAACTTCTTGATGGTCTAGCGCACCAGACAAAGTCCAACCTGCCACGTTTGCGTACAGGCGTTCCTCTACCTGCACATTCGCAGGATCATCGGCACTCTCAAGAATGTGGTGTACTGCCGTACCAAACAGGGGCCAGATCATATCGACCACGTCTGTCTCTGCTTTATCTGCATACAAATCCTTCATCAGGCGCACTCGTGGTGAGTCGATGAGAGTTGTCACGCTGATATCCGCTTTGCCCTTTGAGTACTTATCGTCCCGCGCAAAGTTTAGGAAAGCATCTGGTAGGTTATGCTTGTTCGTTATTTTCATTGTTTTCTCCACTGGTCTGTAGTTAAATCACAATAGGAACATAAAGTCAAATAGGAATATTTAGGGGAAGATATGGGAGACTTTGACGTTACATTCACGGTGCATGGTGAACCCGCATCCAAGGCGAACTCACGCAAGATGGTGTTGATAAAAGGCCGACCTGCCCTCATAAAATCCCAGAAGGCTAGGGATTACGTGAAGACTTTCGAGCAGCAATGCCCTGTCTTAGAAGTGCCGACGACTGAAGATGTTGTCGTTGAGATGATGATATACTACGCATCGCGCCGCCCTGATCTTGATGAGAGCTTGATCCTAGATTGCATGCAGTGCCGTGTCTACAAGAACGACAGGCAGGTGAAGCAGAAGTTTATTTACTGGGGTCTGGATAAAGAAAATCCACGTTCGGTTATTCGTGTTCGTTCCTGTGACATAAAAAAAATACCAGACTATCTTATATCGGAAGACGTTCGGTAGACGATATTATATATCGGTAGACTAAGTATATATATTATATATTAGGCGGGAAAAATTTGGCAAGTTGACTACTCGTATCCGTCTTCGCTATGATGGGCAAATCAGAGTAGGAGATAGCCGTGCAAATCGAACAACAAGTTCGTGGCGAGGCGTACAGATTAGGGCAAGGTCAACATAAAATAAAATGCCCAAGCTGTAGTCCAAGCCGCAAAAACAAAACCGATAGAACGCTCTCTCTAAAAATAGAACAAGACAAGATACTGTTTCAGTGTTGGCACTGCAATCAGCAGGGGATTGTTCCGTTGGCAGAGCGAGTAGAAAAAATAAACAGAGTGGAAACAATGTCCGTAGCCAAAAAGATAGACAAGACCTCACTTACTGAGGCGGCACTGGCGTGGCTAAAAAGCCGTGGCATCAGTGCAGAAACAGCAGAGAAAGCAAACCTTCAGTCATCCGTCACATGGTTCCAATCGATAGGTCATGAGACACCAAGCATCCTGTTCCCATATCAAAACCATGAGGGACAAGAGTATGCACAGAAGATACGATCCATCGATAGCAAGGCGTTCATTTGCAATGGCGCACCTCAAACTTTCTTCAACTTACATAACGTGCAGCGTGATGATGATCTCATCATTTGCGAGGGGGAAATGGATGCGCTTGCATTCATGGAGACAGGTTACGAAAGCGTTGTATCAATACCAAATGGCGCGGTCATAAAGGTTGTCGATGGTAACATCGATCCGAAAGAAGATAATAAATTCAAGTTCTTATGGGCAGCAAAGAAAAAGATCGATGCCGCTCGTCGTATCATCATCGCTATGGATGCAGACCCTGCGGGTCAGGCAACAGCGGAAGAGATCGCTCGTCGTATCGGAAAGGATAGATGCTTCAAGGTTGAGTACCCAGAGGGATGCAAAGACTGCAACGATGTCCTTCTGAAACACGGCAAAGATAAGGTGGATGATGTCTTATTAAAGGCCAAGCCGTGGCCTGTCGCAGGTCTATACGATGCAGAACATTTCTATGATCAGATCGATGACATCTACGAGAAAGGCATGGGGCGTGGCGAGAGTACTGGCTACGACAATGTCGATGATTTGTATACCGTTGTCACTGGTCAGCTAACTGTTGTCACTGGTCACCCATCGTCTGGTAAGTCTGAGTTCATAGATCAGATCATGGTGAACATGGCACAAGAGAAGCGTTGGAAGTTTGCGATCTGTTCTTTCGAGAACGAACCGCGTCTTCATATTGCCAAGCTCATCAGCAAGTATATCCGCAAGCCTTTCTTTGAAGGTGCAATGGATCGGATAACGCCAGACGAGCTGCGCAAGGGAAAGGAATTTGTTCAATCGCACTTTTCTTTTCTGTATCAGGCAGACGGTTCCATGTCGTCAGTCGATAGTATCATCGAACGCTTGAAGATTGCAGTGATGCGGCACGGTGTACGCGGTGCAATCGTAGACCCATACAACTACATCCAGAGGGATGCCAACGTCAGTGAAACTGAATGGATATCTGACATGCTGACACGGCTGCGTGTCTTCGCTCAGGCGCACGGTATACACCTGTGGTTCGTAGCCCATCCAACAAAGATGATGCGCGATCAGTCAGGAAAAGTTCCCGCTCCAAAAGGCTATGACATATCCGGTAGTGCCGCTTGGTTTGCGAAAGCTGACGTAGGTCTAACAGTTCACAGACCTGATCCGGCACACTCTAGGGTTTCTGAAATTCATATCTGGAAGTGTCGCTTCTCATGGGTTGGAAAGCAGGGGGACACAGAGCTTGAGTTCGATGTCCCGACATCAACGTACAGGAAGCATATACCTGATCCTATACTTGACGCACCAGTGCCATACTCTGAGGTAGATGATGACGACTGGCCCCTCTAAGCAGTTCTTAATTGTAGAGAAACACTGCGACTTATCGGCAACTTAACTGACAAGTTGTTTGAATCGGTTTGACCTATGCAAAAGTGCATGCTAGTTCTTGTGTCAGGATATTGTTCTACACCCATATGTAGCACGTCCTCTCCACTCTATGATACTGGGTCACCTTCGGGTGGCCCTTTTTTATAAAAAAAGCAGGGAGAGCGTCGAGCAGTACACTCAATCCCTGCCAGTTCACATTAGTCCGCAAGGCAAACATGAGCGAAATGTTAACGAACTAATGTATTGTTATGCCCTCATGATCATCGATCTGCTCAAGTATTTGATTAACAATCAAGGACATAATTGGAAAGTCTTCTGCCATACCATACGCCATGATCACGTTCACAATCAAGTCGCATACCTGCTCTCTGTTTGCTGATGATGGTAGCCTAAGCACAAGGTCTAGTATCTCATCAGCGTTTAGCTCTTTGTTCAAATATCACCTCGTGTTACGATAGGTTAATGCTCCATACTTGGGCGGCTCTCGCCGCCCTCTTTTTTAGAAATCAAGTAGCTCTTTAGTAACCGTATCTTTGATACGTCTACGCATCAAGCTCTCGCACTTGTTGAACTCAGTCTGAACTGCCAGAACAGGATCATCAGATGTCTCGTATGACATGACCCAAGCGTTCTCAATCTTGGCTTCTTTGTTCTTGACCTTGAGTACGGCAGTAGAGAATGCACGTATGCCGATATCATTAAGACGTTCGAGCTTACGTTCCTTGGCATCCAGAACAAAGCGCATGCCATCACCCGCTCTGACCTCAGCAATGCCGTTGTCGAATACCTTCTTGTTCCAAGTGACAGGAACACTAACCACGTATTTGGAACTACCCCATGTCCCTCGTCCCTTCTCGACGCTAATATCACCTCTCATAAAAGGTTCAACATCCCAACTGATGGATGGGAATGCAGAGTTAAGAGATGTTTGTGCGTTAAGCTGCGAGGCTTCTTTCGATTTTTGTATGGTGGTCTTGGGTGTGTCCACCTCACGATTGATCCTGCGCAAGTCGCGTATGCGCTTAAACAATTGCATGCCATATCTAGCGGCTGTACCTACATCTTCTTGAGGTAGATACTTGAAAGCCTCTGGCGCATGCGGGTAGTCGTGTGACTTCCAACCAAACTGTTCTGGGTTGTCAGATATTTCTTTCTTACCCCTGTCACAAAAGCCATGACCTTCAAAGTATCCGTCAATCATCTTTGACAGATAGCGGATTGCTTCGTAATTGTTACGATATGGATTAGTATATTTCATTGTTCCACTCCTTCTTGTTTTATCTAGTCGCTAATGAGTTCTCCACCACAGGCTATGTAACCACAGGCATCTACCCAGTTGTCTATGTGCTTCTCGTTCTGCTTGATCCGCGCAAGTTTTAGCAAAGCCATCATCACCGCAACATCCTGTGGCCCAATCGAATAAATACCAAGATGCGTGTTCCAATACGCTGCGATAGTAAGGAAGTTATCTTCCATGTCGCCGTGATCTGCTGCACGATCTTTTGTGACGTATTCTTTAGCTGTATCTAGTATGTCAGCACGTATTTGTTGACGGTTCGTAACTTCTTCATTGCTCATCTTCCACTCCTTTAGTTCTATTGAACTTTTAT